TTTCAACGCCTTTGTCTTGGTACTTACGGGCAGGGAATTTAATATCGTATTTCATTTGTTTGCTTTCAGATTAGTTAACTTATTCACTTTGTCATCCAACTCCGCTAAGAACTGGATAACCTCTTTCTCCAACATTGCTACATACTCAGGGTCAAACTCAACCCTTTTGACAAACAATTGAAGTTCTTGGGGTAGACGAGGGTCGTAGGAAATGAAGTCTGCATATTGGCGTTCACAACATCTGAGCTGCCATTGAATTTGCGGAAGATATTTGGTAGGTACTTTGTCTGCCAATAAGGTTTCAATTTGCGTATTCGTCTGGGGGCATTTCACTTCACAAATACCCTTGTCCGACACCAATCCATCAGGAGACGCGCCAGACATTGCAATCGTTGGGTGATCAACAAATCCTACCGCCTCAACCAAGACATTAGTGGCATTCTCGTAAGCCGAGATAGCCAGGGCTTCATTGGCTACCCCCCACTCAATTGCACTATTTGTAAAAGATTCTGCTTTTTGACCAGTAAGCCGTTCACAGATCAATTGCGCCATGTAGTTGTCTCGGCTTGCGGAATAGCCTGATTTGGTCTTGGCGATCACATCTGCCACCCGACTAGCGGTTACTTTGCCCAGACGGGCTGTGAACCAGGCATCCGAGCGTTGTTCTATTTGTTCAGTCATTCTGTTCTCGCTTTCATCATTGCGTCTGCCATTGCGTATGCAGACTCGGCAATTTCATCAGATGGTGGTTTATCGCCTTTAGAAAATATGATGCCCATATCTACACTCGACATGATTCCCTGCAACACCTTGCCTGCAAAGTAATCACGCAAGGTCATGCCACGCCCTTGTTCTGCTGGATTTATAGGTTGTGGAAATGCTGGTATATCTTTCATTTGAGTTTCCTTTTCATCAAGTCTTTTGCACCAGTTACCGCCTCAAGCCATTCCTTGTCCGTACCCGCAGACTTATAAGCCTCTTTAAAGCGCGTCTGGAGTTCCTCTAAGGTGGTGGACTCGCTGATAGAGGTGATGTGGTCTTGCATCTGGTTGTGATTAGCCTTTTGTTCTTTAGGCTTAGTAGCCGCGTTCCCGTCATCATCCTCTGGGGCTTGCGATGTGGCGGCCATCAAAGACGCACGACGAATGTAGGTCAAGCACGACATGAACCCTTGGGGGTCGTGTTTAGGTGAGGGAAAGAACAGTTTTCCGCAGTCGAGCCGTTCACCTGATTCATGTAGAAAACTGGTCTCACAGATAACCCCGTCTGGGTGCTCTGTGGTTGTCTGGAATAGGAATATTCCATTGTCGTTTAAAGCCCCTATAACCGAATCAACGCAAGATGCTAGGTCAACATACTTGGAACGGAAATGGGGGTTTGTAGCGTTCTTTAGGGCTGGAGAGAACTGGCGTTGTGCCTTAACCAATGCTGTCGCAATATTCTTCATGTTAATTTCCTGTAATTAAAAGGGCAAAGATAAGACCAGAGACAAAGCCAGACAACCAAAAGATCGTCTGATCTACCAAGGTAGGTTTGTCGGATGTAAACGGGCCTTGGATGGCGTGTTGGATGTATTTAGAGTGTTTCATGCGTAGTCCTGTTTAGCGTAGTAACGGGCAAGAGCAGAGTCCAAGGCATTAGCCTCTGCCTCTTCTTTGCAAGCCTTTTCATACTGGCGTTCAAAGTTTTGGATAACTTGATCGCGTAGCATCTCGGTGACTAACTGACCACCGATATAAGCAAAGTGAAGACTTTGCGAGTAGGGGTCAAAGAAGCAATCGACTTCTGTAAAGTCGCATATACAAGTCATGCGTTCTAAGTCTGTGTGTTCGTCTGCGTAGTTTTCAATCATGCTGTCACCTCAACATTGGTTGTATATTGTTCTACATGGACATTTTTAATGCGAACAACCATTTTTTCGTTGATCATCCATTGCAAAACACCGCGAACTACTAACCAATTTTTTACAGGAATTTTTGCTTGGTTAACAGATTGAATAATGTCATCCCAATCACATAAGCCATCTTTAAATGCGCTTTGTATTGCTACTAGTATTTTTTCATTCTTAGTCATATTGACTCCTTAAAAGACCGCTTGCTAATTGCTACGGCATGGATAGAAGTATAAGCCAACTTATAACCATGTCAACAATTATTTTGTAGGTAGTTTCCCTAGTGTTGTTTAAGCGCACTTATGTAGAATATTGGGCATGACAAAAGAACATCTTATCCGTCTGGCAGGCTCACAGCGTGATCTTGCCGACATTCTTGGTATTAGCCAAGCTGCGGTTTCGCAATGGAAGACTGTTCCCAAGGCAAGGATATGGCAGTTGTTAGTTCTTAAACCTGAGTGGTTTAAATAGGCTAGAATTTTGGAAACGCTTGGCGGCGTTATTCGTAGTGGGGTTACACATGAAGTCTGCTGGTACTGCGCCAGTCCGCCAACACCGCAAGGTGAGACTTCAGGTGTAGCCCTTTTTTTTTGGCAAAAAATGAAAATAAAGAACTGGAAAAAGTTTCAGCATTTCAAGGATAGGAAACCACCTTGGGTTAAGTTATATCGTGATTTACTTGATGACCTTGAATGGCATGAACTTGACCCTAAAGCTGCAAAAGTCTTGGTAATGCTATGGTTAATAGCAAGTGAAGACGAGGGCAACATCCCACCTATCAAACAATTGGCTTTTAGGCTAAGACTATCTGAAAAAGAAACAGAAGTTTGCATTATCAAGTTGTTTCATTGGTTGGAACATGGCGATAACGACACCATATCAACACGATATCAAGATGATGCACCAGAGACAGAGACAGAGACAGAGACAGAGAAAGAGGCAGAGTGTATTAGTCCACTTAGCGGTGAACTGCCAAGTTGTAACCACCAAGGAGTTATTGATCTTTACCACAAGCACTTGCCTACTCTTAGACGCATAGAGGTGTGGAATGAGACCCGTAAGGGCTATCTACGGCAGAGGTGGAGAGAGGTTGCTGACGAACTGGCTAAGACCAAGGAAATCCAATCCTCTGACATTCTTGGTTGGTTTGCCGAGTTCTTTGAGCACATCGGAACATCCAAGTTCCTGACAGGCAAAATCAACGACAAGTCTGGGCGGTCTTTTGTGGCTGACCTAGAGTGGATACTAAAACCAAGCAATTTCGCAAAGATCGTGGAAGGAAAATATCATGGCACTAACTAATTTTAAAAACAACCAAAAGCAAGACAACGGGCTTGATGAAGAGCAAAAACTTATGTGCTCTGTCTATGGTTGTCAAAAGCGTTGGACAGTCCACCTAAGTGGTGACCGCCCTAAGTGTTCCGAGCACCAATGGGCTAAAAACCCTGCAGAGTACCGCAGACCTATCATTGCACAACCAGTTAGTCGTACTGTTCAACAATGGTACGAGAAGGAGGAATTTTGAATGAGTTGGCTCTTTTCGCGGGTGCTGGTGGAGGAATACTTGGGGGAAAACTCCTTGGATGGCGAACAGTTTGTGCAGTCGAATGGGAAGCCTACCCCGCAAGCGTACTTGTCGCACGACAAAACGACCGACACCTGGAAGCGTTTCCCATCTGGAATGATGTGCGGACATTTGACGGAAACCCGTGGCGAGGAATTGCTCAAGTCGTATCGGGCGGCTTTCCCTGTCAGGACATTTCCATTGCAGGAAAAGGTGACGGACTTGACGGAGAACGATCAGGAATGTGGCGAGAAATGGCGCGGGTGGTTGGCGAAGTACGACCCCAGTTCGTCTTTGTGGAGAACAGCCCAATGCTCGTTACTAGAGGAATTGAACGAGTCCTTGGAGACCTTACCCAAATGGGGTATGACTGCAAATGGACTGTTATGGGAGCTGCCGATGTTGGCGCGCCACACCAAAGGGACAGAATCTGGATTGTGGCGAACGCCCGACACGGGTGGGGGCGGGAATCAGAAACAACTATCGGAAGGCAAGACCCACAGAGCGAGTGGGAGTTCAATTCAGATCAGATTGTCCGATCAAGTAAAAAACCCGCACCTTTGGCCAACCAATGCAAAGAATGGACAACAGCAGATTATTGGCTCTTTGAACCCAATGTGGGTCGAGTGGTTAATGGGATGGCCGATAGGATTCACAGAGTTAAAGCCCTTGGAAACGGACAAGTCCCCCTCTGTGCAGCTACCGCTTGGAGAATCCTAAGTGAATAAACAACAAGCCCATGCCATCCTCGATAAATGCAAAGAATCCTATGTGTCCTTGGCTGAAACAAATACAGCCTTGGAACGGACAGGGGATTTATGTCGAACATCTAGCCCAACATTACGCTTTGATGGCCATGAACAAGGGAACAATCGACCATGCGAGACACATGACCAAGTTGCTGAAGTCAGATTTTCCTACTCTAAATACCTTGATTGTCCAACGACTGAAAGTGCTACATGAGCAAAGACGAATTAATTGAAATGCTAAAAATAGCAAACTGCGACATAAACACCATTATTTTTGCTGTCAACGCTTGGGAGATGGGCGCGGAATGGCAAAAAGAACAATGTGCGTTGCTTTGTGAGGAAGAGCGCATAAACGCCACTTACTACTCAGCCCCTACCCAATCAAATTGGTTGGCAAAGAAAATACGCGCTACATGATTCACTATCACGGCACACCCATATCGCCTATAAAAGCGATTGAAACTATGGGTGGTAAGCATTTTTGTGTGTCTTACGCTAGACCAGATGACCTTAAACGATGTTTGCGCCTTGGGCAAAGCCTAATGCTTGATAACGGGGCATTTAGTGCCTATACCCGTGGGCTTAAATTTGACCGAGATGGATTTTACGAGTGGGTAGAGCCTTTGTTAGCCCATCCGCATTGGGCGGTTGTGCCAGATGTGATTGATGGAACTGTTGAACAACAAAGGGAAATGGTCAAAACATGGCCTTTCCGCAAAGAATTTGGAATTCCTGTTTGGCATTTAGGGCTACCGATTGACTACCTTTTGGAGATTTCAGACCAATGGGGTCGTGTGTGTTTTGGCTCGGCTGGTGAGTATTGGCAGATTGGCACGACAAAGTGGTGCGGAAGAATGGATGAGGCTTTTAATGCTTTGTCTAAGACTTTTGGCAAGCTGCCTTGGGTTCATGGACTGAGAATGTTGGGACAGTCGGCAGGCCCGTGGCCTCTTGCAAGCGCAGACTCCACCAATGTTGCCCTACACCATGCAGAAAACGCGCCTTGCGCGGGTTGTATGGCTAAACGCATAGATTCCACTAACCCGCCCCTCAAATGGGAAAACAAACCTTTGCAAGAATCATTTTTATGACACTAATCGTAACTTTTGAGGTCGAAGGTGACCCAGTACCGAAGGGCAGACCAAGGTTTGCCAGACGGGGGCAGTTTGTTCAAACCTATACCGATGCCAAAACAATTGACTACGAAACTCATGTAGCAATGAAAGCCAGACAAGCAATAGGCGCATCAGAACCACTACAAGGGGCTTTAACTGTGTTTTTATACCTCCGCTATGCAGTACCCGCGTCGTACTCAAAAAAGCGCAAGGAAGCCTGTTTACGAGGCGTGGAATATCCCAAGAAAATAGATATTGATAATGTTTACAAAAGCATTACTGATGCAATGAACGGGATTGTCTACATGGATGACAGCCAGATCGTAGAGGCGCACATCACCAAGGTCTATGCTGAGACTGCTGGCGCAAATGTTATGGTGCAGGAAACAGAATGAACCCATTTTTAATTACAGAGCCAACTTGCATATCCTTTTCTGGGGGCCGAACCTCGGCATATATGCTTTACCGAATACTTGAGGCTCACCAAATGAGCCTGCCAAGCGAGGCAAAAGTGATATTTTGTAACACAGGCAAAGAAGAAAACGCCACTTTAGATTTTGTAAATCAATGCTCTAAAGAGTGGGGGGTTGAAATTACTTGGTTGGAATTTGCTGTTGAAAACGATATAAAAGTCTCAAAAGTTGTTAATTACGAAACAGCCAGTAGAAGTGGCGAACCTTTTGCTGCGGTGATTAAATGGTTTGAACCATCATTACCAAACGGCAGAGCCAGATATTGCTCTAGCCAAATGAAAACCAGAACCATGCACCGACATTTAAAGTCATTGGGGTGGACGGAATGGGATTCATTTATTGGCATTAGGGCTGATGAGCCAAGGCGAGTGGCTAAGTTTCGCGCTAACCCACACCCAGAAAGCAAGCACGAAACAGTTTTTATGCCACTTGTCCCAATGGGCGTTTCGTCAAAAGAAGTGGGTAATTTTTGGGCAAACCAGACTTTCGACTTGGGATTGCCCAACATAAACGGCAAAACAATGCACGGAAACTGCGATTTATGTATGTTAAAACCAAAATCTCAAGTTTTGAGCCTGATAAAAGAAAAGCCAGAAAGGGCGTTGTGGTGGATGAAACAAGAGGAGGAGGCGGCTAAAAGATGTCACGGAGATGGAAAATACTTTGCCATAGACCGCCCTAGTTATGCCCAGATGCACAAATATTCATTTGAACAAGACGATATGTTTGACCAAAATGAAGAAGGCATATCCTGTTTTTGTGGGGATTAAATGAAATTCCAACTAACAGACGAAAGCCAGGCTAAAACTCTGATGACGGGGTTATGGCCAAAGGTGCTTAAAGCCTTACAGACCAAGCAATTGACGCTAGAAATCAAGGACGCAGCTAAAAGCCGTGACCAAGAGGAAAAATATCACGCAATGATTGGTGAGATAGCCAAGCAAGCACAGCATTTAGGCGCTAAGTGGGATGCGGAGAGTTGGAAACGCTTGTTGGTAGACCAGTTTTGCAAAGACAATGGTCTAAAAACAGGCGCAGTTATCCCTAATTTGGCAGGCGATGGCATTGTGCAGCTAGGAATGCAAACGCGCAATTTCACTAAAGAGCAAGCCTCGGAATTTGTGGAATGGCTACACGCATGGGGTGCAGAACACGGGGTGACCTTTGAACAATAAACCTACCCTAGCAGAGCGCAAGCACTTAGCCCAGATCAAGCAAATGAACTGTGGGGTCTGTGATGCGAGTGGCCCGAGTGACGCACACCATATCGTCCAACATGAGCAATATCTTTGCATTCCGCTATGTAAAGACTGCCACCAAGGGGCGTTTAACGGGATACACGGACAACAAAGAATATGGAAAGTTTATAAAACAAATGAGATGACAGTATTGAACGAAACGATAAGAACCTTGCTAAAATAAAGAAGAGCAGTTGCCTTTGGGGGGTGCTCTCCCCCACCTTTTTAGGATATATATGGCTTACGA